GCGGTATACTCATTTTGGTCATTCGCACTACCAAAAGATGCTACAATTTCGCTATTAGTACTGGACCCATACGCAGTAAATTTGTAACTAGGATTAGTTGCCCCTATACCAACGTTACCATTAGCAGCTAAACGCATAACTTCTACACCATTACCACTAGTGAATCTTAAGAAATTGCTAGTAGCTGTAGTGCCAACAGACATTAGACTATTATTAGGATCGTATATCACCACCGCACCAGTAGTGTCACCTGTAGTTCCAAATACTAATTTTTGTTTCTGTGCGCCTCCACCACCTGTGCCAATAAGTGATATACCTCCTGCCGTCGATGATTCAATAACCACTGTATCTCCTTCAGAATCAGGAGTATAAGAAGCTGCACTACCAGATAAAACATGTAATTGCGCTTTAGGGCTAGTTCCTCCTATGATTAAACCACTAGCGGGAATAGATACGTTACCACCAGCTCCATTTAGATACAGCTGTGTATTATTATCAGATAAGTCTGTTACCTGTATAGAATCCCTTCCTATTTTTATTTTTCTTACGTTATCTTGGACTACTAAAGCATCAGAATCAGAACCTGTTGAAACAATATTTAATTTAGTAGCTGGGCTTGTTGTTCCTATACCGACGTTACCACTACTTAAAATAGTCAGCTTAGTGCTACCTGTAATAGCAAGGGCTAATTCACCGTTTGCAGAAGAAGCGTCAAACTTATGACCTGCGTGAGCTGATATTGTATCATATGAAGATATCTTAAGCTCTCTTGTCGATCCAGAACCTCCTCTGAAGTATTCACCTATAGCGGCTTTATTTACATTAAGTAAAGCATTTGGAGCGGTAGTTCCTATACCAACATTACCATCTTGAGTAATTCTTACTAATTCTGTGCTAGCATTGTTGAATAAAAAGTCATCAGAACTATACATTGTTATGCGGTTCCAATTTCTAGAGTTAGTTCCTATCTCTAAATTCTTATTGCCATTTGTCGTAGGACGGAGATACGAGTTAGTCCTATTGAATTCTATCCCATAACCATGAATATCAAGGTTTGTTCCATCATTATAATATACTTTTACAAAATCATCAGCACTTCCGTCTCCAACTTGTAACTTCGATATTGGACTCGTTGTCCCTATCCCTACATTACCACTAAACAATCCAGAGACTCCAGAAATATATGGCCCAGTAGATATGATCGAAGTCGTTGTCGTATTCCCATTGGTAGTAACGTCTTGCAGCGTCTGAGTTTCTGCTGGCGAGTCTCCTGAAAGGAGATACGGAACATTGTTATTGGTGATACGATTACCTATCCCTGTTCCAAGTACCTGATTAGCTGTTATCGTATTAGTTACGCTAATAGCGTTTGTGCTTGTAGCGCCTCTATTAGTAACAGTCTGTAACGTATCAGATTCAGGTGATGTCCCCGTCATTACAGGGTTGCCATTGACATAAAGACCACTATCTGTTTGGACATAAACCCCGTTCTGGAAATTTAAAGTCGCGGTATGTGCGCCACTGGATGCATGAGATACATTCCTACCATCTGCGAAAACTGCTGCTCCCACGTTACCAGCCGCTATCTCAGCTCTATGACCAAACGCATAAGAGTAATCCGCGTTAGCTTTGTTTAAATTCCCGCCTCCTATGAATGAGCGATCCCCAGAAGCTGTATTTTCTTCTCCTCCAGCAATTATAGATTGTAGGCCAAATGTCTTATTGTCTACTCCTCCTATAATTATAGAAAACTCTCCACTAGTAATATTACTTTCTCCTCCTCCGATAAAAGAGTAGCGAGCCAAAGCTTTGTTCGCGTTTCCTCCTCCAATAAAAGAGTTGGCTCCAGTAATTAAATTACCTTCTCCACCTCCTATATAATTAGAAAATGAACCTTCTATAGAATTGTTTAGACCTCCTCCGATAACAGAGTGATTAGATCCAGAAATATCATTGTTGTAACCTCCTATACTAGAAGAGTATTCAGACTCGATAATATCGATACCAGATCCACCTCCAATAAAGGAGAAGTCACATCCTGAAATATTGTTACTCACGCCACCCGCGATTACATCGTAATCGCCGCTGACGACATGTCCTGAACCACCCATGATAGCAGAGCCGCTAGAATGAATAGAACTATCTTCAGCTGATATAACAGCCTTGCCAGCAGTTTTTATCGAATAACCATCGGTATTAATCCTAGTCCTCAAGACTCGCGACGTTGTCCCTATTCCTACTCTTCTTGCAAAATCCCCTTCTCCACTAACATTTAGACTCCCACTGTTATCGACTCCATCTGCTGCGATGGTGAAGTCTCCGACTAATAATTGTTCTCCTTGATTATAAAGATTTAAGTCTACGCCTTCGACGGTAGGCTCAAGAGTATATGGGCCTATAGTTAATAGTTCAGGCTCAAACGCTACTTCACTGTCTACTGCTAATTTGAAAAAGAGAGGAACCTTTTCTGCAACTCCATCATCAGCGCGAAGTCTAATCTGTTGTCCTTGTTGAATTTTATTTAATGGGTAATTACCTAATAGATTTTCTATGTTTGTTTCAAAATCTCCAGATGTGCCATTCCATATAGTAAGATTACCTAAATTAGTAAAATTTGGGCTTTCATTGAAGCCTAACGTTAACTCTATAAACCCAGTAGATCCAGATGTGTTTATAGGCTGATTATTAAAATACTTAATTGCGTCTGCTCTATCAGCGGCAGAGGTTATACTCCCAGTGTCTGGTGGAGAATAATTAGTAAGGTTTTCGTTTAAGGACGTTTCCCCAGAAGATTGGACTATTACTTTATCAAAAGTTGCTGTATTAGCGTAAAGATAAAACTCTCCAGTGGATGTCCCTCCATCTGCATTTACAATCTGATTTCTTATTCCGAAGTTCCTATTGTAAGAACCAAAAACATCTATATTCTGAGATCGGGAGAAAGTGAAGGTCGAATCCCCATTTGTTCTGTAGCTAGGAAATACGACATTAGAATCAGAATCTAAAATACTGATAATTTGTTTTTCTACAAAAGGGTCAGCAGCTATTTGAGACGCAGAAGTGAGTAGTTCTCCATTTCTGTTTAAGATATTAAACTGTAAAGATACGTCAGCTCCATTTTTGTATACTCCACTACCAGTTATTATCTTAGTCGGATCATCGAGATCTGCGTTATAAACACTTTCAAATTCATAAATGCTACGAGTAGTAAAACTGCCTTCGTAGTATCCACTTGTAGTAATATCTCCAGCGGTAGTTCCGATACCTATTTTTGTTGGTGCTGAATTAGTCCCTCCTATATAAGTAGCGTAAAAAGCTGCGCCATATTCTTGACCTTTTTTTGTATAGTGTACTGAGCTATTACCCACGCCAACATAAGGTCCGTCCTCTGATCTTAAATCTCCGATAGGGGTTGCGCCACCGATGACGGTCGCTGCGCCAGTATAAAGATTGGGGTAAGTTGCTCCTATAGATACAGGTAAAGAAGTAGAGCCTTCTAGAATTGCGCTTACAAAATGAACATCAGTCCAACCACTAGCAATCGCGGCAGAATTTAAATAGCCTCCTGCCCCTGTAGCTCCAGTCGCGAATTCCCTTGCTTCTTTTGCATACGCAAAGGCTGCTCCACTTTTGGGGGTCTTTAATACTGTGTAGCCCGTGTAGTTCATTATAGGATAGTGATGTTATTTAAAAACGACTTAGAGTAGACGAGTGAGTCTTCGTAGAGGATAAATACCCCAGTGTTTCTATATGGAGAATCATAATATGCATCTCCACCAGCACCTCCCATATTCCCTAATGTATTTACACCTAGATTAAAGACTCCCACTTGATTTAATCCAGATAGACTAATGCTGGTAACATCTTCTGGGGTAGTTGTGTCAATTATCTGACCGTTAGGCAAAGTAAGTCTTACGCCGTAACCTTTATTATCAGTGACATTAGTCCATTCTCCTGTGATATCAAAGGTCTGGTTTGCGGCATTTGGGACTCCTGTCGTGACATCGCCAACGAATGTGGGAGGATCTAGAGTCTGATACGTTACTCCATTAATTGTCTGAGCGACTTGATAACTATAAGTATTAGCTTTGTTTTCTATACTAATATTTTTGTCAATCAAATTAAATTTACCAGTGTCGTATTTTGTGGCAGTTACAAGATACTCATTGGGATTCTCTTCTTTCATAGAAATGACTTTATAAAAGAAAGGGCTAGCGTCTTTAATTTGGAATTTAGCAGCACTACCTAATTTAACTAATGGCAATATCTCTGGCCTATCGAAACCTGAGAGTAAACACCCATAGTCTAGGTTTGTCACTACACCAGTTAGATTGATTTCTGTTATTTGTTCAGGCGCTATAGCAGATAGCTCATGATTAGTTATGCCGCGACTATAGTTTTGGAAACTAGCTAAATCAAAACCAGAAAATTCTGGAGGAACTGCAAACTTCCTTTTAGTAGATGAATTCATATCTAAAACAGATATTTTCCCTGTGTTAAACGACAGGAGGCTTTGAGCGCCTGTTAGTTCGGCAATAAAATCGCCAGAATATAAAGACATAGCATCCCCAGAGCCTAAAACCCAACCAGTTACGCCTGTTTCAAAATATACTATCTTGCCAGAGACTCCTGTATAAGAAGCGTAATCAACATATCTAGTATCTCCTACTTCAAGCCCAGCAGATTCATACCCTTTAGTATAACCTGTAAAACTGTAATCTCCAGTGAAAGAGTTCCAAGAGTCTGTAGCTAAGCCTGTAATAGTGAAGCTATCGTATCTACCTCTTAATCTGTCAGCTATAGCATTTGTATCATCTATATCATCTACACCAGTAGGGTTATAAACAGTGAGAATCCCAGTCGTCGTGACAGAAGAGAAATTATTGCTAAGTCTAATTGTCTCATTTTCTAAATTGACATCTAAAACTTTTCCAAAATTAGTTATATTTGTTTTTAATTCGTCTTCTATTATAACTAGATCTCCAGGTTTGCATAAGAGAGTCTCTAAACCCGCAGTAAAAGCCACTTGTTGATTTTCTTTTATTTTAGAAAAGATTTGATGTTCAGCGGCTCTACGAGCCATAGCTCTAGAGGTTATTCCTACACCATCTATACGTTTCTTAAAGATACCGCGCTCTTTTATATCTTCTTCGTCTTCGACGACTTCTATTTTAGGCTCATAGTTATTAAATCTATCTTTATATCCAATTTCTATAGTATTAAATTGTTCATCTCTTCTATTATTAGAATAGTAAAACAAACCATCTTTGACGCTTTCATTAGTAAACAAATTAATTGCGTTTCTAGGCCTATCGTCTACGAAGTTAATCTCAGAATTACTAAAGAAAGTCCTCCCTCTAAAGAGAGAAGCTATAGTATTGATAGCATCAAATATTTTCTGCCCTTGGTCGAAGACTATATTACAAGAAAAGCGCGGCTCTTTTCCTCCTCTACCATCTGTGACTCCTAAGAAATAACCTTCATCATCTACATTGTCACAAAATCTGCCTATTTTATAGAGTTGCCATTTATTTATTTTATCTATATCAATATGGGAACCCATACCATATCTATTATTAGTTAATAGATCATACAATATCCATGCAGGGTTATCTGTCCATTGTAAAGTGTCATGAAATAGACCATTCCAATCCCCTTTATAAATTAATTTATTTCTTTTATTAGCATCATCGAACTGTTTTTCGGAGTCATAATACCTTTTATCTATTCCATTACTAGTAGGGAAATAGTTGTTGGGGATTTTAACTTTTTTAAGTTTACAATCATAACTTCTTTTGGGGATACTGCTAAAAGATCTAGAATCTAATTTAGTGCCTACTATAGCAGAGAATGGGTAGGGGAGATTTGCATTTATAATCTCTGTGATTTTAGCGACTGATACGACTTTATCTAATAGGACAGAATTACTCTCATAAGAGAGTTTCGTCACTTTTATATATCGATTTTGAGTCTTCGTTTCGTCGATAACGCCAGCTTCTACAACTTGTCCGCCATCAGATGTAATAATGTTTTTAAATTGACCTTTATTGGGAGGTAGTAAAAAAGGTCGAGAAAGATAATTTAGATCATTATCTGCAGAATTTAACTCTATGACTAAATCTCTAGCACTAGCTGAGTTATAATCAGGATTACCAATGTCGATCAAAGTATTACCTTCTATTAAAGCCACTATTCTGAAGTCGTAAGTTTTGAATGGTATTTGTCCTTCAGAACAATTACTTAAACTACCAATAGAGCCAGTTTCCACTCTTATGTTTAATACAGTAGGGAAACTAGTACCTGGATTTAACTTTTGCGTCCCGCCTATAGAATCGCTTGCTGTTTTAACGCCTTTTTCCTCTTTAACAAGAGTATCTTTTAGAGAGGAAATATCTAGAGTTATAAAGACTTCTTCTACATTAGGGTTATAGATTGTATGGATGACTGGGATAGCTTTTTCATCGAAATCAGATAAAGAGCTTTTTGCCCAATCTGAATAATCTCGCGAAACAAGCCGCCTATTTGCGTCTCTCGATCCATCCAGCCTGTTATCTTCGCTTCCTTCATGGAGAGGAAGACCCCTACGCATAGCTGTATTAAACCCATCGGTCCCTTGGATGACTGAATTCTTTTTTAACAACATGTTTACCCCCTCTTCAATGCGTTGGATATTTCTATTAGTTACGCTGAAAGGTCCGAATAGTTCTCTACCATATTGATGATCAATAAAAATCTTTTTAAAATCTTCAAAAGGAGGTTGATCCTCTTGACCTTCACGAATTTCAGCTAAAACATTACTATAATTATATTTTAACGTATTTTCAATAATAGAATTATTTCTTTTCGCATATTTAAAAGACTCTAAATCTTTTAATGCATTTACAACATCATCGGGTATTTGGAATGACTGATTCAATCCACTTGGATAAACACCAAAACGCAATCCATTCCAACTTCTGGAATTACGTGATTTAAATTCAAAAATCAAAAACCCAAACATTTTTCCACTTAAAACTCCATCACTGTTAATTTCAGGGCAAGTGACATCGGTAACTGTCATACCTAAATTTTCCATAACAGCTATGAGGTTAAAACCATATGAAGCCCCATAAGGCAAAGTCTGCATTCCTAGTAAAGCATCGCCGTCTAATATTTGTTTATCTTCTAAATTAGAATTAGATTCAGTCACCTTGCATATAACTACTCCATGTGATATAGGTTTTATATGTTTAACGAAGAGGGTATCTACTTCACCTCCTGTCCACCCCATGCTCTCTAAAGCTTTCTTAGCTAGATCTCGTTGTAGTATGTTTGCGTCCTCTGTATTATTATTACTATTATATAATTCTAAAATAGTATTTAGATCGGGCGCTATGCTAGCGCTAAGAATTATATTGTTATCAGAGAATAAGGATCGACTGTCCTCCGAAAAAGATTTGTCTTTCCCTCTCCTCTTAAGAAATTCGTGTCGAGTAGAATCAATAGGTCTGAAGCCAAACAGGAATTTACTACCTTCTAGCGTCGGACTATCCCCCCATATTAGACTGCCATTATTAACGTCCCCTTTCGGTAGAGCATCGTTTCTGTAAGCCGCATTGTTATCGCTATATCCCGTTTGTATATCACCGTTCAGATACCAAGGGAAAGTTTGCTGCCCAACTCCTCTGTATTTAATAAAAGCTCTGATATAAAGAGCGTAATTTGATGTTTTTCGTGGTAAGAAGGGAAGTGGCAATCGGGAGCCACCATGATGATGTGTTCTTAAAAATACCATGTTGACATCAGGCCACGATTCCGCCTCTTCAATATCCGTTATTCCAGCTGCGTTGTTATACTTTAAAGATGTTATTTTGCCGCCACTACTCCTATTAGTGACTTCGTCTAATTCTTGAAAAAATTCACTTAAGTATGAGACTCCTCCTGAGTTATTTAATTCTAAATTTAAAGAATTAATGGTCTCGATTTCTAGAGATGTTAGACTATTAGTTCTTTTTGCAGATTCGGTAGTTACGGCTACAGGCGTATCATCTAAATAAATCCCTTGTAAGATATTTAAGCCGCCCACTAATTCCCCATGTGCATTAACAAGACCTTCAATGGGTCCATCGCTCAATAAATCTAGCGTCTCTGCATAACTGTGGGAAGCTCCATATTGGAGTTCTCCCATAACGGGAGGTTTATAAATAGGAGGCTTCGGCTTACTTCCTTTACCTCCTGCTCCTGCGATGCTTAGCTTTTTAAGAAGATGTTTCATGATGCTCTATTTCCTATGAAGACTGGGTTACTAATTTTACTTATAGCTTCTTGGGGAGGCATATATTGTGGATAAGATTTTACTGTGGCTTGTATAACTTGTGAGCCGACCATTAAGCGTCCATAACCTATAGGGACTGGCGTTCCTTGACTCGCCAAGTTAGCGGTATTACTAAAAATCAAAGAGCTTTTTGACCCACCAGCTTGGATTTCTAAAGCTTCGTTTTCTGGTTTGGGCGCTAGTGCGTAACTGATAGCAGTCATAAGCACAAAATTGGCCATAGAAGCTACAAAAGTAAGCGTTCCACCTGTTAGTCCAAAGGCAGCTCCTAGAATTGGAGCCATTGCGGGGCCACTACCTGAGATAGCTGGGACAAGATCTATAGTGGTAGGGCTTAACATACGGTCCATATCTGGGCCATTAGTAATTCTCGTTTTATCGATAATCATATCATAACAAAGACCTTCTCTTTGTAGTTCTACTAATCTTTGCAAAAACCCCTGTTTATTACAATCTATAGCCTCTAAAACATCTTTCGGGTTAGGTAGGCTTAATATGAATGAGTTTCCAAACTCCCTA